TGTAGCCTCGTTTTTCATAGTTATAATTTTATTGTATAACACTTATTTAATAACACTTGTGGATAATTGCTTCTCTAGCTTTGCAATTCTATTTTCCAGATCAATAATCTTTTTGTCTTGCTCTTGCATACCCTTAATAAGAATCGGAATTATTTCCTCATATTGCACACCTCTTGGGCTACCATCTGTCTCAGCAAAAATCAGTCTAGAATCTATCTTTGCAACTTCTTCTGCGATTAAGCCAAAATGAGCAGAGTCATCTGACTTATACTGAAAAGTCACAGGTCTAAATAAGTTTATTGTGGATAGGGCAGACTCTAAGTCCTCTATATTCTTTTTATACTTAGCGGAAGACACAAACGTACATGTTGCCGACCCTGTATTCACCTGCACTTCTTTAGTCGTACTATTAAGACATAAAGCGTCTGCAGTTGAAGCTGTAGCGGTAAGACCGTTTATAGCCATAGTACCTACCACCGATAAGGTTTTCCAAGGTGAAGTAGTGCCTACTCCAACATTTCCTGTAGCTGTTGGTATTGCTAGGTAACTACTAGTAGAAGAAGCAACAGAGAACATCAATGCGCTTGAGTTGACTGTAGTAGAGCCCATTGCAAAGTTGTTTCTTACAGATAATTGAGAAGTAGAAGCAAATCCAAAATATGTGCTACTTCCTATATTTATATCCATATTTACCATATCTGATATAAGTTTATTACCAGACATCTTTAGATGGAAACCATCTAAATAGTAAGCACTATCTGTAGCGTCCAACAATAATCTATCAGGTCTAAAAAGACTATCGTAAAGACTTGGGTCAGAAACAATACTTGTATTTAAAGCAGTCCTATAACCCTCCATAGTAGAGTTATAACTTGTTCCTGGCATAAGCGTTCCTACAAATACTCTGAAACCATCTCTACGAGCTTTGGCCCAAATAGATTTTAGACTAGTATATGTTGCACTATCAGTGGCCCCTCCATTTATATCGTTAATACCTAACCAAATATAAATATCCGCTTTATCAACACCATTTATACCTGGTCTGAAAGGATACACTAACGTATCATAGTTTGAATTAAAATAAGAAGCACTTTGTCCATTTAACGCTTGGTTGTATATACGTGAATCAGATTGTTTACGTAATATGCTATGTTGATATGTCCACGCATCATCTGGTTTGGAGATAAGAAAAGCAGAAGTGCTATCACCAACATATACAATATTCTTTTCTTTAGGATTAAGCCACCTCATTGCATCTGTCAAAGTGGCCGCCTCTGTTGCTGTAAGGACACGATTAAATACAAACCAATTAGACTCATTACCTTTAATAAAGTTTTGTGCTCCACCGCCTCCACCTGTATATACCCTTGCACCTACCACCATAGTATTAAGTGCATTATTTGTCTGCACGTTACCAGAAGAATCATTCAGAGTTAACTTTCCGTCAACATAGGCTTTAATTGTAGGAGATGCTGCATTATCATTTGTTATAATATCAATTTGTTCATATGGGTTATTATAATGAATCGTACTAGCACTAGATGATACAGGGTCAAGAATACTACTTGTCACAGCAGCGGACGAATTACCATATGTGAATACATATGCAGTTGCTGTACTATTAAATAATGTAGAATATCCACTTGTGCCAGCGCCTGTCCCAATTCCTGTACTATTTTGAAGTGACCATAATGCACCGTTTGCTGTTTGTCCTGTAATTGCTCCTTTAAAAGTAGTAGCCACCGTACCTTCTGTGGTTGCAGTTAAGCTCCAATAAGCATAATCATCTACACCATCAAAATCAATACCATTAGGGCCAACTCTAGGCGTTCCGACAAATGTGGTGGATACACCTCTGATAGTTTTCATAGAGGTGGACGCATTGTTTTGTGTTGTGCGCAAAAATGCACCGTCAACCAGACTACTTGAAAGACCTGCGGCATCTAAAGCTCTAAAGAATTGGTCTACTCGATAAGCATCTGCTGGAACTGAACCCAGCAAATCAAAATATGCCTTTGTTGTAGTTGCAAATACTGTACCTGTAGTTTCTGACCATGTTGTACGACAAACAGTAGATAGACATGCTGAAGTAGCTGATATAGCAGTTGTAGAGGCGTAGGGTAGAACAGAGACTCTTGTACTTGTAGCTGTAAAGTAACCAGCAAGAGCATTGTTACCTAAGTCTGAATCTCCATTAACTGATAATCTCCTCCAAGCTGATGTAGTACCAATACCTACATTACCTTCATATCCGTTGATTACTATGCCTCCTATGCCTGTATATCCACCGTAATAATATTTGCCGTCTGATACATTTTTAACTGCAATTGCATGCAAACCGTCAGATAATCCTACTTCTCCACCTAGTAGGTCATATGCTAAGTATGCTAAGTATGGAGAGCTGCCAAATATACCAGATAGTCCACTAATATAATCACTGACTGTAAGGTTGCCTGTTAGTGTAGTGTTTCCAGTTACTTGCAATTTACTATTTGAAGTTGTAGCACTAGCACCAATTACTACTTGGTTAGTTGTAGTTGCCAACTTTATACCAGAATTATTAAAGAAAACCCAATTACCATCTGTTCCTCCACTAGAACCACTACATGTAGTTGTTCCAAATATACCTGTTGATGAAACAGTTATACATGGTGTACTGGGTGAAGCTAGAGCAGAAACTTTTAAACCAAAACTACTAGACACAGGATCTACATATCCACCAACAACTTTCCAAAGTGAAGCACTACTGTCTGCTTTAACAATACTGAAAAAAGATAAACTAATAATAGCAACTAAAATTGTAGATGTAAGTATTTTATTAAACTTCATATGTGTAATTTATTTTATCTCCACTTACTGTAGAGTCTATGTATAATTTATTGAGATTATCAACTTTAAACTCAACCCATTGAGTAGCAAACACCGCGACACCTCTACGTGTAGATGAACTTGCCACAACAGAAGAACTACCAACAACAATTTCACCTGTATTACTTGGATTAGCTTGCAGATATACTCTTGAAACAGATACAGTAGGTAATTGTACTCTAGTACCTGCTGTAGTTACAGTAGTTGTACCATCACCAATAGCACCAGCACCACGTATAGCAACAGATTGTGCAATACCACTAGAACCTGAAGTACCACCAATACCATTTATTGACACTGATTGTATTGAGACTAAGTCTGCAGGATTAAGTGGCTTCATTGTTCTTGGATCCATAAGAATTACAGCTTGTGGGATTGTGTAGTCTCCTGAAGCTTTTGTGACCGTTATTACTCTTTTGCTTATCTTAATCAATAAATCACTCAAAGAACTTAGAAACATTAAAGCAATGTTTGTATCTACTGTTGCAATTTCTTTTTTCTCTTCCTTAGCTTTATCAACTATAACTACCTCCTCTTTTTTTAATTCGGCAAACTTTGTCTTCACACTACCCATTATACTTTTCTTTTCTTTATTCATAATTATTTTAATAAGTTAGTAACTAAGTCATTTATAAGATTATCTTTCCTATCCTCTTCTTGCTTATGCTCTGGATTATACGACCTAAGGCTTTTCTTTTCTGGTTGTATAAAGCAACGGCAATTTGGGTGTAGGGGAGGATTTTGCACCCTTTCATAATCTGTATCATATTCACCACCGTCAGAACCTTGAACAGTGTCACCCTTTTTAAAGAATGATTCTGTTATTCCTACTGTCTTATTGTCTAGTGGTCCACAAAACTCGCATGTCAATTCATCTTCTGCTGTATGCCATACAATCTTTTCTACAATACCAGACTGTATATAAGCCTCTCGACTTGCATCATTAGCAGCAGAAAATACTTCTGTACGCGCAACTGCACGCGCACGATACTCTTCTGTGAAGTCATACACTTTTGATATATCTTCTTTTATCTGTTCTATTGTTTTGCCCTCATTTATACCTTGTGCTAGTCTAGCAGATAATTTGCGAATAGTAGTATCTGTATAACTTTCCGCCATCTTCTTTACTGAACGTTCAACAATCTTTTTTAATCTTTCAGAATTTGATTCATACTCTTGTTGAATACCTAGGTACTTCATAGCCTGCTTACCTTCTTCTGCAGTAAGCTGTGACATGATTATAGTAGTAAAGTCTATGATAGCTCCCACTGCTGATGTTTCATCTAGTAGACTTCTTGCTGATACACTTTTAACTACCTTACTAAGATTAGATATAACCTCTTGTTCTTGTTTTCTGTCATGCTTAATAAGCTCTTGTCTTAGTGCGTCCTCATAATGATTCACACGTACAACAAACTGCTTATGCCTTTCTTCATACAAAGCTTTTATATTCTCCTCCTCTTTGGTTACAAAAGTATTTACAACCTTATCAGCTATATCATTAGACATCTTATCTAAATCAACAACATGTTTTCTATGAATAGTTTTAGCTTTTACTGTCTTCTGATTTTCAACTGTTCCTACTGGCTCTAAAAACGGATTACCATAAACAGAATCACCACCAGTAATAGGTGGTAGTCCATGACGTGTACGCACTTCATTTACAGTCATATATGGTGCATTAGCTAATCCCGCTTGGTCTGCTTTTATATTTAATTCTGAATTTTCTGGTGTTGGATCATCAGCCTTAAAATAAAATCCTTCTGTTCTTTTAAACAAAGGTAAATAAAACTCTGTAAGAAAGTCTGCAAAGTCTTCTGCTAGTGGCTTAATTGTAAATGCTTGAAACACATAGTTACTTGCTTCTGCACTTGCTCTATTTACATCCTCTACAATACCAAGCACTGACTTAGGCACTCCGAATGCTGCTAATATCTTATCTCTAAATCTATTATCAGCTTCACTAAACTCCATATCTTTCGGAGTCATATTACTCTCTACATATTTAGCACCCTTAGGTAACACACCCATTTTATGAGCGTTTGACACACCTCTGTGAGCTGTGTCTATGCCAAGTTTAATAAGCTCTAAAGCTTCTTTACTTGTTGCCTCACTCTCTATCATTCCACCCAACTTCGCACCATTAACAAAAAACTTTAGATTAAACTCTGTAGCATAGCTATCTACATCAATCCATTCTCCTACACCCTCAACAACTCCTTTACCAATAAGAAAAGAATTAGGGTTAGGCATTCTCCAGTGCAATATATTCTCTGGCTGATACTCTGTGTTTATACTTCCAGCAAGATATTTATATTTCACAATACTAAAACCATCTTTACTTATAACTGGTGTTACGTTTCTAGGGTTAAGTGGTATAAATGATATTTTTGTACCATCTACTTTCTTTAACCAGTAAGCATTTCCTGTTAGTTCATAGTATGCAAAAGTAAGATACTTTAAAAACTTACCGTCCATATACTCATTTGGACGATATAAAATATTTAAAGCTTCATGGTCAAATATTTCTTCCTCAACACCATTCTTACCTGACTTCATCAATCTTAAATTAACTCCAGCAGCAGAACGTGAAATTTTATGTGTACAAGCAAATACCCAGTTCTTATTAGCATCAAGTAAATTAGCTGCTGATGTTCTATTTACTGAATCACCATTAAAACTTTGCCAAACAATAGCGTCATTCTCAGATGTTATAGATTTTGCCTTACTACTAAAAATATCTTTTAATTTCATAGTGTATATTTTCTGTACTATAGCATAGTACAATACAATTCATTGTGTTGATAATTTATATTAAAGCATAAACAAACTCACTACCCTCACTTGGCTGTGCAAAAGTAAGTGCTAGTGCATCTCCAACGTTAGGGGATTTTACACCACGTATTCGCATATCATCTTTACTTTCTAAAAGTAGTTGCCCATTAGAACGTGTTTTAAATCTTGGAGAACATAATTCATACCAGTAACTTTTATAATCACTATTATCGTCAAGTATAGCATCTCTCAACCACTCTCTAACCATGTCCCAGCTTTCTATACGTGTATTGTGATAGCGTTCCTTGTCTCTTGGCTCTCCTTGCCCATTAACTCCAAACACTCTAGTAGATATCTCTGGCTGTTCTTTTAATCTGTCATATACACCTGCACCAAGTCCATCAATATCAATATGTAATACTGCTCCTGGATATTTCTTTAAATATAACTTAGCCTTACCTGCTAATTCCATTGTTGTACAAGTTGGTATAACTTCTATTATTTTTGCCTTATTACCTTTTCTGTATATAAACGCAGCCTCATCTTTTCCTTTACGTGACGGATCCAAACCAATAATCTCTTTAACTCCGTATACTTCACGCTCTGCCCCTGTAGCATCTTCTACTAAGTCTAGTGTAATAAGTACATCACTGTCTCTCTTAGGAAACTCACCTTTGACACGCACACGATAGACATCAGAATCTTCTCCATACTTTCTTTTCATGTCTTCCACCCATTCACTTGTAGCAAGTCCGGTAATTACTAATCTATTTTCTTTTACATTTGGAACATCAAAAGCAGATATAGTTATGTGATTAAAAGTTGGATCCTTAAAACTATCTGCAAAATCTCCTGTATTTCTTGTAGGGTTACCAATATATAAAAGTCTTACAACCTTACCTCCTGCCATAGCTCCCTGTATAGCCTCAAACACTCTAGGATGCACACCAGACGCTTCATCAATAATAACTAAGATATGTTCCGCATGCCAACCTTGAAAAGCCTCCATACCGTCCTCACCTGTATTAGAGGAGAATCCAATAGCAAACCAGTTTTCATCAATATTAAACTGTGTCTTTAATAACTTACCTCCTAAATTCTTTTTAGCGCTTTTATGCGCACGTCTAAATTCACGCCAAAATTGATTTTCTACTTGTCTATGTGTTGGTGCTGTATCTATCACAACTGCTGGTGGATAAGCATACAGAAAAGCTAAAGCTACTCTAGCAGCTATAAATGTTTTACCAGTAGAGTTAGCACTCTTAACAGTAGTCTTACGATTATTAAATACCGAGTATGTTATCTCTCTTTGTTTCTCCCATATACTGCAACCTAAAATACTTTCATAAAAATATTCAGGATTATTACGTATCTTTGTTGTTAGGTTTTCTGTAATAGTTGTCATATTTTCTCATGGACAAACATAACTTCATCACCTAATTCAGATCCAGCAATTACCTTAAATTTCATTTTCATATCGTTAGGTACAATGTCTATCCCTAGACTTCTAGCTAGTGCCTTAAATCTATCATCAATAATAATTATCTCTTTAATATTCTCTATAGAGTCTGGATACTCCTCATTACCAAATTTAGTTAACTTATTATTCTGTTTTAGATATAACAATGCTTTCATTATTTTGTTCAATTATCTCTGTTTCTTTTTTCATTCCTAACTCTTTTTTCATAATGTCTGCTAGGTTATCTCCTAATTCATACTCATGTATATTCTTCTCATTCCAACCACCAACTACTTGAAAGAATAGCTTTTGCGAGAGTGGATTGCCTTTTATGCCAGTATTGTATGTAGCTGTAATCATATTGCGTAACATAGGACCAGCCCAATTACGTGACAAGGCTAGCGGGTCTTTAGCTAAAATAGCTTTCTTCCAATCAGATAAATTAGTTCTCTCTAAGTTATAAACTTGAGCAAACCTTGTTATTGTAGGTATCTCGGCTAAAGTAATTATATCCTCATCATCAATACCCATCATCTCGCAAAACTTTCTAGGTGATGGTTTTTCTCCAGTCTTTCTATCAGCAGGTGGATTTTTAAACATTGGTGGCAAAGACATCCACAATGTAAATAGCTCATACTTATCAGACTTGTATGGCTTTACGTAAGTGTTAGTTTGTGTCTTTTCTTCATTCATGTTGTATGTTGTTATTTTCTCTACTTTTTTCTATCTCTATAGCCTTTAATAACCCTGATATACGTCCTTTATGTCTACCACTAAACATAATACCCACCACAGCAAAGAATATACACATCAAGCATACCAGTATTATCAGTATCTTAATCATTATCTACAGTCTTATTCCAAGTAATTGATTCTCCGTTTTTTATAATTGTCTCGTTTCCTGTACGATTCACATACCTTTGTACTATAACATCAACATACTTAGGTTCTAACTCTATGCCATAACAACGTCTTTCAGTATCTTCACAGGCAATAAGTGTAGTGCCACTTCCTAAAAATAGATCTAACACAATTCCATTTTTATGGCTTGATATTAGTAATTTATGCTTTATAGGCTTTATAGGCTTTATAGTAGGGTGAACATCACCAGTATCGTCCCTACCCTCTAATTTATCTGATAAATAATACTTCTTATATATTTCAGTTGGTTTTAAGCTGTTATTCCAAATATATCTACCTTTCTCTCCAAAGAAAAGCAGATACTCAATGTCTGGCAGGAAACTACCATGTGTAAATGGCGTAGGATTAGTCTTACACCATGTAAGCAAATTAAAGTTATATCCTTTAAATATCTCAAAATACTTCGGTATTGCATCTTTTGATGTAAAAATATAATAGCTCGGTATACCAAGTGATGGCAGAAATTTTAACAGTTGAGGGTCAAAATTTATAATATCTTTCGTTCTTTCCTTCATATTCTTTGTAGAACTTTCAAAACATCCACCACCACCCATACTCATCATATAAGGCGGATCGGTAAATAATACATCAGGTTTTTCTTCGTTGAGTAATAGTTTTATACTTTCAGGGCTAAAACTGTCGCCACATAAGACCTTATGCTTTCCTAAAATATAAACATCTCCTAGCTTTGTTTTAGGTGTAACTGGCGGCTCAATTATATCCTCTTCTTCCTCTGAATCGTCTATATCCATTCCAAGCTCAGACGGCTCAAATCCTGCATCAAATAGAAATTCATTATCAAAACAATTAGCCAACTTATCATAATCCCACGCACCAGTTACTTTATTACTTACAAGCAAATACTTTTCAAATTCTTCTTTTGTTAATTTTCTTTCTGGTACACGTACCTCTACAATTTCTTCACCTCTTCCAAGAGCAATTAAAGCCTTAACTCTCATATGTCCAGCAACAATAGTATTGTCCGTATTGATAGCAATTAACTCAACATACCCTAAAGTATTTATAGAATCCTTTAGTTTTTCAAACATAACATCAGTAATCTGCCTAGGGTTGTTATCATAAGCCTTTAGATCTGATACTTTTCTTTTTTCTGTAGTCCACTTAATATTGATTAAATCCATAGCCTTGTTAGTTTATTACTTCATAATATGGATAATGCTTGCCTATAACCTCTTTAGTACGACATTTATTACACAAATCAAGTCTATACTGCCTTACACCAATTGCTAATACTGTTTTAGATAATGATGTATGCTCCACACCTTTATCATCTTTGTATACGTTTTTAGTAGGCTGAATATTCTCAGTACATTCAATACATTTTGCTTCTTCATCTGCTGGTAATGCAGCTACAAAGACTTCATTATCTAGCTCATACTGTCTAAAACAGTCATTAGCCTCTTGTGGTGTTTTGTGATTACACTTGTCATTTCCATCTTTTTTATTCTTTCTACAATATCCAACAGGAAACACAAAAGCCTTTCCATTCTTTTCATCAACACAGCAGAAATGATAATAACCTGCTGGTACTATTTTACCTTCTTTATCCTCAGTATTGTAGGCTAGTGCCTTATAG